AGCAAGGCAGTAGCAACAGGAACTACGGGAACACCGACCGCCACAAAAGGAACTGTATCTAACCATTCTGTATCAGTCACACCGAGCGTAACCAATACAACGGGATACATCACAGGAAGCACCAAGACAGGTACTGCCGTAACAGTATCAGCAAGCGAATTAGTTAGCGGAACACTCAATGTCACATCAAGCGGTACAAAGGATGTAACCAATTATGCAAGTGCTTCCATCCCAAGCGGTAGTACCACCGTAAATGAAGCGATTGACATATCAAGTATGATGTCCGTGAGCATATCATCATCGGGAAAGATTACCGCAACCGCTGATGGTTATAATTTAATAACACCATCAGTAACCGCAGGATATATATCAAGTGGGACTCAAGGCGAAGTCGATATTACGGGTAGTGCAACCAAACAGTTAACAGCCCAAGGCTATACCGTATACGATACATCAACTACCGACCAAACTATAATGAGCGGAACGTATCTTACGGGAAACCAAGTCATCAAAGCGGTTTCGGTAAGCGGATTATCAGCCAACACCATATTGAGCGGAACAACGGTCAAGATAGGCGATGTAGACGATGATGATAGAATTGCTTCAGTAACGGGAACGGTTACATTCTCAACCATCTATACAGGTTCAAGCAATCCGTCATCAAGTACAGGTGTTAACGGTGACATTTATTTGAAGGTGATATAATATGGCTACAATGAGATTAGTACCAAGTACGTATTACAGGAATAACAGTTCATATGTTACTGTAACCAATCCCAATAATATGTATACCAACACGGACAGTACTACATATGCATCCGTACAAAACACACGTAACTCTACATCGAATACCTATTACTGTTATCTGCGAGGATTCAATTTCAGCGACATACCAAGCGATGCAGAGGTAACAGGGTTTACGATCAAGATCAAGGCGAATGAATCGTATATGTCAACATCGTCTTCCTATAGGATGTCCTTATATAACGGAACGACATCTATTGGTAGCACTACGGTCACATCGTCTTTATCAACATCGGTACAGACTTTCACATTCCCGATTCCGTCAACACTTACTTGGGAAACGCTGAAAGGCTACGGGACAAACTTCGGCATCCGTATCCCATTAAGGCGTTCGAGTACATCATCGGGTTCGTATGTGTACGTCTACGGTGCGGAGATAGAGGTAACTTATACAGTTCCTGTCTACCACAATGTCACGATCAGCAACAGCACATCAGCGACCGTAACCGCATCGGATACGAATCCATTAGAAGGCACAGATGTCGAGATAAGAACGGACACTATCTCCGGCATCACCATCAAGGACAACGGAACGGATGTTACAAGTCAGTTTACGCAGAGGCAAGGGCAAGCCGAATCATATGAAGTAGAAAATGTCGGCACTTACGGATTCACGCTAAACAGTAGCACAGGGTATTATGTCAGCAACAACAAGGGCGTGGATAAATCCGCATCGGTATGCAGAGTTAACTTCTATGTTCCTGTATCAGCCACGATTACATTCACATACATAAACTATGCCGAGCAAGGCTATGACTTCGGTGTGTTCGGTAATATAGACACAGCACTCAATACAAACTACTATCCCGCAGGAAGTAGTGGTGCGACCATATCGGATTCAAGCTATAAATTGGCTTGTAACACTTCGTCACATAATATATCATCCGCACAGACATTGACCTATTCAATGTCAGCAGGCGAGCATTATATTGATGTCAAGTTCAGCAAAGACGATGGAAGTGCTTCCAACAACGATACGCTTCAGTTCAAGGTGGCTATAACATTGGACGAGCCATACACACCCGGAACGTACTACGGCTATGACATTACGAACATATCCGCAGATCATACGATAGTGGTTACTGCGAGCGCACAGGACACAGCCTATTTAAAGGTAAACGGCGCGTGGGTAGAAGTAAGCGAAGTTTACAAAAAGATAAACGGGAACTGGGTAAAGCAAACGAGTTTGGCAAATGTATTCGACAATTCTAACAATTATTTACTGAATTAAAGGAGCATAAATGAAAACTTATCAAGATTTACTTGAGGTTGGAGAAAACGAACAGAAAAGAATGGACTTTGTGAAGGCAGTTATAAAGGATCATCAAACATCAAGCCTTTACACCACGGCACAAGTAGCGGAGGATTATTACAGAAAGAAAAACCGCACCATACTGGAATACCAGAAACTGCTGACAAAAGTCACCGGAGAGATAGTGCCGGACGTATATACATCAAATTACAAATTGACCTCTAATTTCTACGGCCGGTTTACAACGCAGTTAGCACAGTACCTTCTGGGCAACGGCATTTCTTTCGAGGAAGAATCGACAAAAGACAAATTGGGGAAGGACTTCGAAAAGAAAATTCTAAAGGCCACAAAGCTCGCGCTCATCGGAGGCGTTTGCTTTGGATATTGGAATTTGGATCATCTGGAAATATTCCCCGTGACGGAGTTCGCGCCTCTTGTAGATGAGGACACCGGCAAGATAAGGGCCGGAGTTAGATTCTGGCAACTAAACGCAAACAAACCTTTAAGAGCGGTATTTTATGAAGAGGACGGCTTCACAGAATACAGATGGCAGGACGGTAAAGGCTCAATAGTAAACGACAAAAGAGCCTATGTACTAAACATCAAATACACGGAAAACGGAGGCGAGGAAATAGTCGAAGGTGAGAATTACGAAGGCCTGCCAATATATCCATTGTGGTGTGATGATACGCACCAGTCTACCATAGTGGGATTAAGGGAGAATATTGACGCATACGACCTTATAAAAAGCGGATTCTGTAATACCATCGACGAAGCTTCCATCGTGTATTGGACGCTGAATAACGCCGGAGGAATGGACGAAGTAGATCTGGCGCAGTTTTTACAGAGGATCAAAGAGCTACACGGCGCTTTTGTAGACGACAATGTTACAGCAGAGCCACATTCCATAAATCCGCCAATAGAAGGCAGGGAGAAACTGCTGGAAAGATTAAGAGCGGATCTGTACGAGGACGCGATGGCGCTGGACACAAAGAATATCGCAGACGGAGCGGTAACGGCCACCCAGATTAAAGCATCGTATGAGCCTATAAACTCCAAGGCAGACGACTTGGAATACCAGATCACGGAATTTATAGAAAAGATACTCGAGCTGTTAGGCATTGAGGACACGCTGACGTATACGAGATCAAAAATCGTCAACACGCAGGAAGAGATAGATACAGTAATAGCAAGCGCACAGTATTTAAACGACGAATATGTAGCAAAGAAAATACTGGAACTGCTTGGAGACGCAGACAAGACGGAAGAAGTATTAAGTGGGTTGGTAGAGGATAGGTTGTTGAGCTATGACAGAGGAAGAACTGCTGAGGGAACTGGAGCAGAAATTAACGAAAGAATATAGAGATACCGAGGCCGTCGTAAGGCGAAAAATCGCCTATTTCACGAAGGATTTTAACAAAGATAACCAACTGATGCAAAAGAAGGTTAAAGCCGGTGAAATAAGCAAAAAAGAGTACCAGAAATGGTATAAAGACCAGATGTTTACAATGAACTGGTCTAAAAAAATGGCGAAGGAAATATCGAAAGACATAACCAACGCAAACGAGACGGCCTCAAAGATCATAAACAACGACACTTCCGAAGTGTTTCTGTTCGGTTGCCAAGAAGCGAAGAAGGAGCTGGGAGAATATTTTGAGTTTGAAGTATTTGACCGCAAACAGTTAAGCAAAATAGCCCAAGACAATCAAGACCTGTTGCCAAAATCAAAAGTAGACATACCCAAAGACCGGAAGTGGAATGAAAATCGAATAAGATCAGCACTATTACAGAGTGCAATGAAAGGCGAATCGGTGCAGAAATTATCGAAACGGCTGGAAGTGGTTGTCGGAATGAACAAAACATCGGCAATACGGAACGCGAGGACGATGATGACAGCTTCGCACAATATGGGTAAGCTGGAGACCGGATATGAAGCAGAGAAACTGGGAATATCCGTAAAAAAAAGATGGGTAGCGACATTCGATGACAGAACAAGAGCCAGCCACAGACATTTACACGGAGAAACCGTAGACATAGATGAGGAGTTTTCCAACGGGCTAATGTTTCCGGCAGATCCAGACGGAGACCCAGAAGAAGTATACAACTGCAGATGTACGATTAGGTATGTAAGGGGAGAAAGAAGCGCAGGAATGTCAAAGGAGGATTTTGACAAGAATATCCAGCGGATCAAAGACATAAAGGCGGAAAACCGGAAGTACAACGAACGAGAAAAGAAAAAACGAAAAAATGGCTGATTTCACCATAGAAAACGAACACATAGACGAACTGCTGAATGCGCTGACGGAAAAGAAAAAAGCCGTATTGACGGCGGTAGGCCTCGAAGCGAGCGGAAACGTAATCGACGAGATAACAAGCCTCGGAGCAGTAGACACCGGCCTGTTAAGGAATAGCATCACCTTCGCAATAAGCGGAGAAGGCGCGCATATCGGATCATACACGGCAGACAAGGCTAAAATTATAAATGGCCAAGCGGTATTGATGAAAGGATCATATTTTGGCCTCGCGCCAAACGACAATATACCGGCAGTATATATCGGAACAAACGTCGAATACGCTAAATATGTGCAATTCGGGACAAGCAAATACCCAAAGGCGCGAGACTTTATGAGCGCTCCAATAAAAGCGAATTTAGGCACATATAAACAGATTATAGAAGAAGAACTAAAGAAGCCTTAAAAACACGTTGAAAACGGCGATTTAAGGCCTAAAAACGCTTTACAAAACGACTTAATATTGTTATAATTAACTACGACCGAATGGCAAAGGAATGCCTACGAAGAAAAGGAGGAACAAATGGCTCTAACAAGAAAGTTTTTATCCGCTCTGGGAATTGAAGCGGACAAAATCGACGAAATTATCACAGCACACACGGAGACCGTAGACGGGCTAAAAGAAGATATAAAGAAATACAAGACGGACGCAGAAGCCTACGCGACAGCAAAAGCCGAACTGGAGGAACTGAAAAGCGCCACCAGCAAAGACGACTCTTACAAGATCAAATACGATGCGATTAAAGCACAGTTTGAGGAATTTAAGAAGGATCTCGAGAATAAGGCGACTGCAGAAAAGAAGGCGACAGCGTACAAAGCATTATTATCTAAAGCCGGAGTTAGCGAAAAACTCGTAGGCAAAATTTTAGCCGTTACTAAACTGGATGATTTCAAGCTTGACGGAGACGACATAAAAGACGCTGACAAAGTACTGGACAGCATCAAAGAGGAGTGGGCTGACTTCATTGTAAAGACAAAAGCAGAAGGCGAGACCACAAAGACACCGCCTAAAGGAACAGGCGCGAAAAAGACCACAGATGAGATATTAGCGATCAAAGACCCAGTAGAAAGACAAAAGGCCATCGCTGAAAATCTCGACTCATTCACAATGTAAAAAGGAGATCAAACTATGGCAAATGTTTTAACAACTGCTGAAACCAATGTAATCAAACAGGCGCAGATGGCGAAGGTAAGAGAAGTTGACTTCGTTCTGCAGTTTACCCACAATTTCCTTCCTAAACTGATCGAGGCGCTTGGTGTAACCAGAAAG